TATGGCATCTGTGATAAGACTCATGCTATCAATGTGAGATGGTTAAAGAAAAAGCCAGCGGGCGCATGCCTGCGCATTGGAGTGCCCGCTGGCAAGAAACTATGATGAGAAGTTAGAGAGGGGTTTAGCCGCCGATTTCGTTAGAAGATGCAGGCTCTACGAGCTTGATGAGCTTGAAGGCCTGGGGTGTGCCGTTGCCGCCGTTCACCTTGCCAGAGAGCTCAACGAGTGAGTAGTCAACTGACATGCCGAGACCGATGACGTTGCGGTCGAAGTTCTCCTGAGATGTGCCGTCCACGTTGAAGGCAATGCCATCAGCATAGACCTGCTCGTTCAGATAACCGAAGTGACCGATACCGATGTAGCGGACGGGAACGGCTGCGTCACCTTCGCCAACCTTGTCCTTGGTGGCAACGCCATTGGAGGCAATCGAGTAGTCGATGTACGGGCTGATCTTGTAGCGATAGCCTACGCAGCGGTCATCCTGGATGACAGTGCGCTCGCCCACGCTGTTAGGAATCAGCTTGGTGAACTTCAGGTCAACCTCGGTGGTCTTGTCCATGATGAGTTCGGGGTCGCCCTCGAAACCGAGGTCGTACATCTTGGCAATCTCCTTGGCCAGGTTCTTACCGATGTTGTCGTCGAGCGTCAACTCAACAACCTCCACCTGTGCAAACGGGCTCTGGAGCTTGTCGTACTCACCATGAGCGTAAACGTGCAGAGCACGGAACATAGCCCAACCCTTCTGGAACTTGTAGGTCAAGAAGGCGATGATGTCGAATGCGGCCTGGGCGACAGCACGACGGCTGACGGGAACCGATGCGGCAACACGCTGGGGAGCGGTCTTGATGTTAGCGAAGTCGAGAGACTGCTCAGCCACCTTCGATACCTCACCCTCGACGGTGAACTTCACGTCGTTGATGCTGTAAGGGATGACCTGAGTGCCAGTCACACCAGTCAACATCTTCAGGTCGTCTGGCAACTCAATGCCTGCAACCTTAGTGTCAATGATGGGCTGAATCTCCACGGGGATCAGTTCGCCAGCCTTCAAGTTGGCGTTGATGTTCTGGTCGTTACCAGTGGTGATAGCGTTGGCGAGGATGGTGGTGGCGTTGGCTGCACGCTTGTTGGTGTAGCAGTCGTTGATCATCTCGCGCAGCTTCTGACCGTAGTCCTCACGCTCGCGGATGTTCTCCAAGTCCTTGCCGGTGGCCATAGCCTTGGCACGGGCTGACAGACCTGCACTCTCACGAACCAGTGCATCGTACTCGATGTCCTGACTGCGCTGCTCAGCCTTCAGAGCCTCCAACTCACGCTTCTGCTCTTCGGTGAGAGCACCCTTCTGCTCCTCAGAAGTCAGGGCACGCATTTTAGCCTCACGTGCGTTGGTCTTCTCGTCCATCTCATCCATCTTGGTCATGATTTCCAACTGACGCTTCTGGATGTCTGCTTTTGTCATTTTTGCCATGATAAAAACGCTTTTATAGGGTTAATAATTAAGTGAGTCAAAGTCTATCTCGCAGCGGCGGTGCTGGGCTCGCAGGCGCATGGCCTGCTGCTCGCGGAAACGCTGTGCCTGTTCTTCCAGTTCGCGGGCTTTCTGCTCTTCCTTCTCACGCAGTTCGCGTGCTGCCTTCTCAGCGTTAGTCTCGCCACCGTTGGCTTCGCGCTCCTTGGCTTCGCGGGACTCCTTCTCAGCATTGGTCTCGCCGCCGTTATCCTCACGCTCTGCCTTCTCGCGGGCCTCGCGCTCCTCGTCGGTCTCGCCCTTGTCGTTCTTATTGCCACACTCGCGCTTCAACTGCTCTTCAATAGCTTTGTCGATAGCCTCCGATTGCTCACGGGTAGCGACAGATGTCTGTTCGTAGGCAGGATGTGTAACGTTTGCCACGTCGAAGAGCTTTGTGATAAGCCAAACATGACGCAGCCACACTACCTTACCGTCCACGGTCTCATTGGTGCGCTCGTAAGTCACGTTTTCCTCGCCGTTGGCGTTGCGGTCGTCAAATGCGAATGACATACCGTAAACGTTGCCCAGGCGAATATGCTCCAGCGTATCGTTTGCGACGGTAGTGTTTGGGTAGTCACAGCTTGACTCCATGTAGTTCTCGCGCAGGACAAGTGAAAGTGTGCCTTTGCCGTTGACGCAGCGTCCGATCATGTCAGAGATGTCGTTCGAGTGGTTGTTGTTATACACCACATTGGAACGGTTGATGAGTTCCTGCGTGATGCAGTTTGGCTCCAGAATCTCGTACACCACGCGGGTATCGCTCCACGGAGTCAGATTCACCGAACGTACACCGAACATGACGGGACGGCCAACCACGGTACGGCTCTTGCCCTGACCAAATTCGGTCTCGCGGATTTGTAGTCCGCAATCCTCGATGGGGATGAATCTTGTCTGTTTCATATTCTTGATTTCTTTTTGAAATTGTTATCTACTTATCGGGCGTTTTACTGTCCGGGGTTTACCGCGAGTCTGATATGTTTCTCGCGCTCCTCTCGTTGTTCTTGAATCTCGCGCTCCAGAGCGTCGATTTCCTCTTTTGTCGGGTTCGGTGTCATACTTTTGCTATATTTTATCGCTTGGGTTTACTATACTCAACCGCTTGGGTTTTC